AGGGAATTAACTCGAAATGCTACTGGAGTAAAAGCTATAAGCATTGATGAAAATGATATTGCTTCAGATTTAGTGAGGGGATAGGAATGAGTATTGAAACAAAAATTGAAAAGATAAAGACAGAAAAGGAGAGCGCAATTGACGCGCTCGCCCTTTACCTTGATTCCATATATAATATGACAGATAAATTTTTTGATAATTAGATACAAGAAATAGACGGGAAAGAAAAGATAGTCCGTGTTCTTAAAGAGGGACTAGACTCAGACCCCAAAATCGAAAAGTTTGTCCAAGAATTGAATAATGATGCGAGTGAGTATGAAAAAGTTAGAGTAAAACTACAAAATGGCGACTTTAATTTGTCACTACCCGAAATTGCTAGGATAGGTTTGGCTTTCACTTTTTCTGCGCTTGTTATTGAAAAAAGAATTAACGAAAGTCAGAAAGCTTTAACTTCCATTAAGTCAATTATTGACCTTTTAATGGAAGGAGAAACTCAAAACGTTGACTTTTCCAAAGAAAACTGATATAATATTATATAGAAAGTTAAATATAAAAGGAAAAAGATTTCCGAATATTTGACATAAAAGCTAAAAAGTGATATAATTATTACAGTAAATAAATAGTAGACTGTGGTTTTCTCCACCTGCTATTTTATTTAATATATTTTAATTAATTAAATTTTAAAAGGAGTGATTTTTAATGGCAACAAAGATGACAGAAGGTTCAAGAAAGGTATTTGAGTTTCTTAAGTAGGCAGGCGCAGGTGTAGCTTTCACAACAAAGGAAGTATAGGATGCTCTTGGCTTTGAAAAGGCTGGTTCCGTAACAGGTTCTGTAACTGGTCTTTGCAAGAAGGGCTACGCAGAAAGATTTACAGAGTCAGTTGAAGTAACTGATGAGAAGGGCAATACTAAGACTAAGGAAGTTAAGAAGTTTGCTCTTACAGAGGCTGGCGCTCAGTTTGACCCAGACGCTGAGTAATTAAAAAAGTGTCCAATTGGGGTGATGTAAATTCACCCCATAATTTTACTAATTAAATATCCCAAATGGAGGAATGATTAAATGTTAAATGTTGAAAAGACTTAGAGCGATAATGAAGTAAATATTAGTGGTATCCTTAATGAATTGGACATAACAACTTCTGATAGTAAAGATTGGGTTCGCGGCACTGCAGTAATTAGATGTGATTAGGAAATAGATGGCAAGGTTACTGAATGCCTTATTCCAGTTAAAATGTTTTCTATGAGACTTAAGAAAGATGGCGATCTTAATAAAGTTTATGATAGGATTCTTTCTTATAGAGACACTTTAATATCTGAGGCCGTGGCTGATGAAAATCATCCAGCATCAAGAATTACTGTATCTAAAGCAAAACTTGAAGAAAATATTTGGATTGATAAGCCTACTGGCAAAGAACGTTCTACTTTCCAAATCAGTTCTAATTTCTTAAATAATAAAAGAGATGCAGACATTGACGGAGCAACATTCTAGCTTTCTGGAGTCGTATTAAATGACCCAGCCAGTGCTGAAGAGAAAGATAAGAATGATGAACCCACTGGTAGAATAGCTATTAAGCTTGGTGTAGTTGGATATGGCGGAAAAATCCACGTATTGACTCTTTTTGCTAGCGGAGAAGCTAAGGCTCATATCGAGGCCCACTGGGATAAGGAAGAGACAGTTAGAGTTGCTGGTAAGGTTAGCATTACTCATAAAATAGAAACAATATCAGAACCATAGGGGTTCGGTGAGGCAGTAACTAAACAGAGGACTATTTCTCGAAAAGAATTGGTTATTACTGGTGGTTCTGCTAGTGGTCTTGAAGAAGAGCTCTCTTATGATAGAGATTCAGTAGTGAAGGCTCTTAATGATAGAAAAGCGCATATTGCTGAATTATTGCAAAATAATACTACAGCAAAGGCATCTCCAAAGAGTAAGCCAGCTGATTTCGGATTTTAATTAATCCGAAATCAACTTACTTTAAAGGAGGAATTTAAATGGCTATAGATTTACTTAATTTACAACCTCAAATGATTTCAAAAAATTTAAGAGGTAAGTACATTATGTTATATGGACTACCCGGTGTAGGAAAAACGAGTCTCGCTGCACAGTTTGAAAAAGTGTTGATAGCAGGGTTTGAGATGGGTACTAATGCCCTAAATAATGTATACGTTGCTCCGATTAAAACTTGGGATGATTGGCGGAAAATGGTTCGAGATTTATGTAAGAATCCTGAACTTAAAGAAAAATTCCACGCGATAGCTATTGATACAGTTGATGAAGCTTGGAATTTATGTACAAAATATGTCTGTAGTCAAGCTGGTGTAGAAAGCCTTAGTGATGTAGGATTTGGTAAATTATACGCTGAAGCTTCTAAAGAATTTTCTTAGCCATTTCGTGATTTAGCATATAATGGTTATGGACTAATTTTTACTAGTCATTCCACAGAAAAAGAGTTTAAGAATGAAAAAGGAGAAAAATATACTCAAATAGTTCCCGCTCTTCAAAATAGAGCTTTTGATATTATCAATAAAATGGTAGATATTATTGCTTATATAAGAGAAATTTCCTTAGAAGAAGGAGATAAAACTGTTCGTAAACGTTTTATGTTTTTAAGGGATGAGGTCGGTGATAGATTTCTAGTTAAATCAAGATACCGTTATATTGAACCTCATATTCCTCTTAATTATAATGCATTAGTCGATGCTATTTATAAGGCGATAGATGAAGAGTGCGCTCATTCTGGCGGTACAGCAACAGATGACCATAATCCTTATACAACACTAAATTTCGATGAGTTGATTGAAGAAGCGAAGATGCTTTGGGGTACTGTGGTACAACAGAATAAGGTGGATGCTGCTTCTGAAATCCTTAAATCTATTTTTGGAAAACCAACTAAATTTTCAGAAATCTTACCTGAAGATGTTGAAAAACTCTATCAAGCCTTAATTGAAATACGAGGTATACTTTAATGATTCGGGGAAGGATATTTTTATCTTTCCCCTATTCTATTATATAGGAGGAGCCTAATGCTTGTAATTGATACTAATATCTTATTAGACTTCCCTCAAATTATTGAGGAAGAAACGGAGGAAATGGTTATTGCCACAGATGTTCTTAAGGAATTAGATGGCTTAAAAATGCATAATAATTTTGATGTACAATATAAGGCTCGCCGCGCCGCCGTTATCATTTCTCATAATATGGATAAATTGATATGGGATGATAGTTTAGAGAGAGAGCGATATGATAGCGTAGATGATAAATTAATTCAGATTGCTAAAAACAGAAATGCCATATTAGTTACTAATGATGTGTATTTGAAAGTAAAAGCTATAACAAAAAAAGTGTAGACTAAGGCATATGGTAAAACAGAAGCCTATAGCGGCATTAAAGAAATCTTAATTGATCCTAAGAATGAAACTTCATATCAAATGATTGAACATATTATGAATACTGGCACCTTTCCAGAACAATTTGGAAAAATCGGAAATCTTTATGAAAATCAGTACATATTATTTAAAGATTTAACAATGCCCTTTAAAAATAAGCATGGAGAAACAGATTATTCTATTTATGATAGTTTTGTATATAAAAATGGCTCATTAAAGCATTTATCTAATGACTACGAACTTAGAATTAAAAATGAATGGTGCGTTAACCCAGATAAGGGCATTGGACCTCGTAATCCAGAACAGAAATGTTTATTTGATATTCTTAATGATAGAGATATTACAATTGTTTATGCCGGTGGAAAATTTGGAACGGGTAAAAGTTTTATCCTTAATAATTTTGCTCTTTAGGAGTTAGAAAAAGGGAGAATTGGAAAAATTGTTTATGTTCCTAATAATGCCTACACTGAAAATACTATTGATATAGGCGCTTTACCAGGTGAATTACTCGATAAAGTAGCTGGACAAATTGGTCCTCTTGTCGATTTGGTTGGATTAGATAAGGTATAGGATATGATTATGCATAATCAACTTGAAGTAGTGAATATGGGCTCCATCCGCGGGCGTAGTTTTTAGGACTCCATAATTATTATTAATGAAGCACAAAATTTAACAGAAGAACATATTAAATTGTTGATAGGAAGAGTAGGTGAAGGTTCTCGCATTTTTTTCGATGGCGATTTAAAACAAGCTGACAGTGCCGTTTTTAGAAATAGAAATGGCCTTCAATTACTTTTAAATTTAAGAAAGTCTCCTATTTACTCTAAGATATTTGCAACAGTATAGATGAAACTCACAGAAAGAAGTTTAACCGCCCAGGCAGCTTCTTACCTTGATGAATTTACTGGAGGAATTTAAGAGAAAGGGTGATATTAATCACCCTTTTTTATTTGACATTTTTAATAAATAATGTTATAATATTTATAGAATTAAAAAAAGGGTGAGTAAATGGCAAAACGCATATCTGATGAAATTATACAAAAGATTCCCGTTCTTTATAAAGAATATGGAATAAAAAGTAAAGTCGCAGAAGAGCTTGGTATCTCCGTGTCAAGTGTCTCTAAATATTTAACGATATATGAGGCTGCCCCGCAAGAAAAAGAGCCAAAGAAGAAAACAAAGATTGATGAAGAGACGATACAGAAAATCAATCAAAGATATTCAGAATGTAGAAATATGTCTCAGGTTGCAAGGGAATTGGGTATAGCTCCAACGACAGTTAAGAAATATTTAACAAAGGAAAATCTTCAGCTTAAACAAACAGAAAGTGATGATAGAGATGCTCTTTGGTATTATATCTTTAGGCTTTTTGGAGAATATTCTGAAGATAAGCCTGTAAGTGATTGGAATATTACACAAATGCAAAAGTTTAGAAGGCAAGGAATGCCTTATCGAGGACAGCTTTTAACCTTACAATATTTTTATGATATTCGTAAAAATTCAAAAGAACATTCTAATGGGAGCATTGGAATTATTCCATTTATTTATGACGAAGCAAGGCTGTATTATGAAAAGCAGGCAAAGAAAGCTGATGAAATTGGTAGAGCAATTCAAAAACAACTTGAACAGGATAGAATTGAAATTAAATACAATCCGAGTGACTATATCGGTAAAAAGACCAGACGTAAGTTAATAAACCTGGATGAGATAGGAGAGTGATATAGTGATTTAGGTTGATAGAAGAACAGTTATCCAGGTTCTCGGCAGTTTGATGTGCCGCCCTGAGCTATTAAGCGATACCGATAAATATCAATTAGAACCAACAGATTTTTCTCAGTATATGGATCGTATTGTGTTCTCCGCTATCTATAATTTATATGCTGGCGGCGCAGAACGGATTCATACCGTAGATGTTGATTCATATTTACAAGATAATGAAACAACAAAAGCGGCTCTTGAAAAAAATAACGGATTAGCCTTTATTCAAGATTGTGAAGATTTGGCTGACCCTGCTAATTTTCAATATTATTACAATAAACTAAAAAAGTTTAATCTCCTAAGAGACGTTCAGAAAAATGGTCGAGATATATCTAAGTTCTATTGCGAAGATCCATTAAATCCAGATTATGATAAGATTAATGAACGTTTTGAGCAAATGACTCCTACTGATATATTCAATCTTTTGAAAGGCGAACTTGCAGACCTTGAGCATAAATATGTTATCAACAGTGTCGTTGAAGAGAGCCTTGCAGTTACAGGCATTCGAGATTTAATTAAAGAGCTAAAAGGAAAGCCGGAAATTGGGGTAAGACTTCAGGGAGAAATTTTTAATACAGTAACTCGCGGCGGAAGGAAAGGGAAATTTTATTTACGTTCAGCGGGCTCTGGTGTTGGTAAAACTCGTTCTATGGTCGGTGATGCATGTAATATTGCTTATCCCATAAGGTATGATACTAAATATCAGAAATGGGTTTATACTGGAGAGCCAGAAAAGGTTTTATACATAATGACCGAGCAAGATCCCGCAGAAATTCAGACAATGATTCTTGCATATCTAACTGGATATAATGAAGATATGTTTTTATATGGAACATATGGTGAAGAGCATATGGAAAGAATTATGACAGCGATTGACGTAATGGAACGTTATAAAGACTATATGTTATTTGCTCGTATTCCAGACCCCTGCGCTTCAGTTATTAAAAATCTTTTTAGACGTTATAATCTTCAATATGGAGTAGAGAACTTCTTCTATGATTATATTTTCTCTTCTCCTGCTATGCTTAATGAGTATAGAGATTTGAAATTAAGAGAAGACGTATGTTTACGACTTCTTACAACTGCAATTAAGAATTTAGCTGTTGAACTAAATGCCTTCATTATGTCGGCAACTCAGTTAAGTGGTGATGACGACCCGAAGGGCGGATTTAAAGATTTCCGGAACATTCGTGGTTCTAAGGCAATAGCAGACCTGGCAGATGTTGCGGCAATACGTAGACGTCCAAGCCCAGAAGAATTAAAGCTGGTTGAAGATTTTGAAAAACGTTATAGTTATAAACCTAATGCAATTACAGATATATTCAAAAACCGTCGTGGCCGCTGGACTATGATTAGTATTTGGTCAGTAATAGATTTGGGAACTTTAAGGACAGTTGATCTATTCGTTACTACACCAGATTATAAGCCGATTAAAGACTTTCAAATTGTCAATTTTGTTTCTATTGATATGGATAAAAGAAAAGAATTAGAAGACTTTTATAATCATGGGGTTGTTAGTGACGAAATGGCTGATGAATTACTTGCTAATCTTGAAGAACAAATGCCTAAGTCAGTAGTAGATTCAATTACTGAGGCGTTTGGAAACGCTAAAGAAACTAAAGAAAGGTTGAAGAATTTAGACTTCGATGATTTACTATGAGAATTGATTTAAAACAAGTAGAACAAGAGTTGACCCCAGAAAGGGTAATAGAACTCGTAACAAGTCTTGGGGCAGATAGATATGATGAAAGAAATGATTATATCATTTTCCCAACTATTTGCCACAATGTTGACTCTGCTGATGCAAAAATGAAATTGTATTATTATAAACGCAACCATAAATTTCATTGTTATACAGATTGCGGAGAAAATTTTAATATATATCAACTTTTTGAAAAGAGATACGAGTTGCTTGATATTCAATATGACTTTTATAAAGATATTATATTAAAAATAACTGATGGAATTAATTTTTCCACAGTTGAAAGTGGTTTTAATTTTAAGTATAAAAGTCTTGGAGATAGATATACAAGACAAGAAACAATTGTCGAAATCAATCCAATTCCAAAACAACTCCTTAATATATATCAATTTTATGCTACAAGTGAATGGTTAGCTGATGGGATAAGTACTGAAACAATGAAGGCTTTCAATATTTTATACGATGTTCTTCATAATAAAATAATCATTCCGCATTATGATATAGATAATAACTTAATTGGAATTAGAGGGCGTGCGCTTAACGATGAAGATTTGATATATGGTAAATATATGCCCGTTTCAATTGAAGGTATTATGTATGCTCATCCCCTTGGATATAATCTTTACGGTTTAAATATGAATAAAGAAAATATCCGGAGAAAGAAAACCGCTATAATTTTTGAAGCCGAGAAATCAGTTCTTCAATATGAAACGATGTATGGACGCGAAAATAATATTGCGGTTGCAGTATGTGGTAGTTCCATTTCTTATTATCAAATGCAATTATTATATGACCTAGGCGTTGAAAAAGTAATTGTTGCTTTCGACAGTCCGGCGTCTTTAGATTGGAAAGATATAAGTTTTCATTATAAAAAAATGGAAAAACTTTGTTATAGATTTATTCATAAGTTTAAAATAGGCTTTTTAATAGATACAGGATGCATTCTCAAAGCAAAAGATAGTCCTACAGATTTGGGTAAAGAAGTATTTGAGATTATTATGAAGCATCCGGTTTGGGTGAATTAAGGAGGCTTTAAATGAAATATATAAGAAAAACAAGCAAAAATATAACTCATAACTTCTTGTCAGAATTACTCGCAGATAGGAATATGAACTTTGGAAGCAATCCAACATTATTCTTCCATCCGTCTTGGGAGAACGAAATCCCGCCAATTAACTTAGATAATATGCAGGAAGGTTATGAATTACTTAAAAAACATATATTAAATGGTAGTAAAATATTTATATGTGTTGACTCAGACGTAGATGGATTTACAAGTGCCGCCCTAGTATATTGTTTTTTAATGAATACATATGGGACTAAGTATCAGTTTTCAATTGATTACCATATTCCGGAAGGAAAAGAACATGGTCTTAAGACCCTTATGGATTTATTTGAAGAAAAAAAGAAGTATGACTTAATTATACTCCCTGATAGTTCAAGTAATGACTATGAAGAGCATAAGCGTTTAAAGGATTTAGGATATGATATCCTTGTTCTTGACCACCACGAAGCTGACCATTATAGTGAAAACGCTGTGGTAATTAATAATTAGCTTTCTAAGGACTATGAGAATAAGTCTCTCAGTGGCGTTGGAGTAGTTTATAAGTTCTTCGAATATTTCGAACAGTCATTTGAAAGTGAGTTAATTTCACAAATGGGTGAAGAAGGAATATATGAAGCAGAAGGTTGGGAGCCTCATATTCAAGATTATCTTGACCTTGTAGCACTTGGTGAAATAAGTGATATGATGAATATGAATACTCTTGAAAATCGTTACATTTGTGATTACGGTTTATCTCATATTAACAATGGCTTCTTTAAGGAGTTGGTTGAAAAACAGTCGTATTCATTAGGTAGCGGTCCACTTACTCAAATAGGCGTAGCATTTTACATAACCCCTCTTATAAATGCTCTAATTAGAGTTGGCTCTGACTTGGAAAAGGAAAGACTATTTGAAGCATTTTTAATGCCTCAGAAGCAGGTTCCTTCTACTAAGCGCGGTGAAAAGGGTCAAATGGAAACGTTAGCTACATAGAGTGCAAGAAACTGTACTAATGCCAAAGCTCGCCAAAAGAGAGAAATGGAAAAGGCAACTCAATTGCTCGATGTCTAGATTATGAATAATAGTCTTGACGAGAACAAGGTTCTTATTCTTAATGCAGACGACCTTAATGTTTCAAACACATTAACTGGTCTTTGTGCTATGAATGTTGCCGCTGCATACAAAAAGCCTGTTATGCTTGGACGCATTAGTCCTGACGGATATTTAAAGGGTTCAATTAGAGGTCGAGAAGGTTCTGAGTTAAAAGACCTTAGAAGCTTCTTATTAGAAAGTGGACTTATGGATTATGTTGAAGGTCACGCAAATGCCGCTGGCTTCAGTATTAAGGAGTCTAATGTAGATAAATTAACTGCTTATGCCAATGAAAAGTTAAAGGATATTAACTTTAATGAGGGATTCTATGAGGCTGACTTTGTGGTTCAAGGAAACTGCTCATATTTAGAAGATATGATTGTAGACCTTGAAAAGGGACGTGCTCTTTGGGGTCAAGGTAGTCCTGAACCAGTTATTATTATAGAAAATATTACTATTGACACTAAAGATATTTAGGCTATTGGAGCATATAAAGACACATTGAAATTCACTTTTAATGGTATTACATACGTTAAATTTAAAGCTAAGTCTTTACTTGATGAATTATTCCTAAAAAGCGGCAAGATAAATATTACAGCTGCTGGCCGCGGCAATATAAATGAATGGGGTGGAAAAGAAACACCGCAGATTTTACTCGACGAAATTGAAATCAAGGAGAGTAGTGCATATGATTTCTGATTGGACAATTAAAGAAATTTATGTCGAAAATATCAATGGAGAAAAAATAAAAATTGAACCAGTTACCCTCGAGCCGCCAGGACCTGTTTTTATGGGAGTTGACGCGGCCTCGATGGAAGGCTGGGCTGAATTAGCAGTTTATCTTAGGAGAGAATAAAAATGGTACTTCTTGTAGCAGGGAGTCGTAATTATTGTGACTACGATGAATTTAAACAGGTTATGGATTATACCCATAATAAGTATCATATAGATAAAATTGTGAGTGGCGGCGCAAGAGGCGCTGACTCACTTGCAGAAAGATATGCTAAAGAAAATGATATTCCAATTAAGATATTTCCAGCCAGATGGAGTGTTTATGGTAAATCAGCAGGCTTTATTCGTAATGCAGATATGCACAATTATTTGAGCCTGTTTGAAGATAGAATGTGCTTATGTTTTTGGGATGGATAGAGTCACGGCACAGCACAAAATTTTAAACTTTGTAAGAAAAATAACACCAAATTGGTTTGTTATAATTTTAAATTACATAAAGTAGTGGAGGTTTTATAATGGGAGAATTATGTAAAAGAACTGAAGAGTGGCGCGTTGCCGATGAAGCTGAGGCTAAGGCTTTAATTGAGAAGGCTAAGGCTGATGAAGCTATTGAAGGATATGAGCTTAAGTCTTATAAAATGGTTAAGAAGGATAAGAAGTCTAAGGGCGAGATTATCGACGAATGGGTAATCGTTACACTTGTAAAACAGTGGTGATAATCTAATGAAACACGTCATGGAGCCTGAATTTGAAGACCTCAAAAATCCAATGATTGCATATATAGCTATTCAAGCAACAATGCATGAAACTTGGGGCGGTGAAGATTATTTCGACCAGGTAGGTCATTATTTTTCAAATGAAATTCTGAATGAATTTGCCGACTATCTTATTGAACAAAATGTTCTTAGTCAAGAAGATAAGAAAGCAATGATGAATGAGAGATACAAAGAGCTTTTAGATATTCCAAATTTTTTGGAGGATAAATATACTGAAGTCGATACTGATGAAACTTGGGAAGCGAATAGAGATTTTCGTACAAACATTTGGGATAAAGTATATTATTACTTTGCTAACTATATTTCACAAAAGGATAGAGATACTCTTTTAACTTTCCAACACACTCTTCATGAAGATGCTCCATGTCAATGGGATACAAAAGATTGGCTGTTTTGGACAGAAGAATATTATAGATTGAAAAATACTTCATATATAGGAGAGAAAATCGAATGAAAGTAATTATAAGACCAAGGGGATATGGAAAGACTACCCTACTTGTGTAGACAGCGGCGAAAAATAATTTCCCGATACTTTGTGCACGTCAGTGTAATAAAAGAATTTATGAGATAAGAGCAAAAGAGCTGGGACTTCCAGTACCTCAAATCTTTACTGTAAGTGATATGTTACAAGAAAGAACAAGAGGCACGTGCTATAAAAATATGTTAGTCGATGAAGCTGATGATGTATTAGCTTAGTTTATGAAGGAAACAAGTTATTGTACACCTTTAATAGCAACAATGACAATCGAGGAGGGGAAATAAAATGAAAATCCATAGAGACGAAAAGGACAATTACAAGAAGAAGATTGACCGTTTCAAGGACGAGATGTCTCGCCGCAACAAGGAAATCCAGAAAGAGCGCGAGCGCAAGAAGAACAATAAGTAAAAGAGTCAAGACTTTTGTCTTGACTTTTTTTATATTTTATGATATAATATATATAGATAAAGAAATAAAGGAGGATTTTATTAAAATGAGTTTAAATAATATACCTCGTTTCGATACCCATAGCCATAGTGAATATTCGAACATAAGGCTCATTGATAGCATCAATAAGATACCAGATATGATTAAGACAGCGCATCGTCTTGGAATGAAAGGTATCGCATTGACTGACCACGAGTGTGTCAGCGGTCATTTAAAGTGGCTACAAACAGAAAAGAAACTTAAAGAAAAGGGCGAGATACCTGGAGATTTCAAGTGCGCGTGTGGTAATGAGATTTATCTTGTAAAATTCCGCGATGATATCGAAAGATATTGGCACTATATATTAATAGCAAAGAATGAGAATGGTCATAAGGCAATAAGAGAATTGAGTTCAACCGCTTGGTATTACAGTTTTACCTCTCGCGGCATGACAAGAGTTCCAACTCAGATGAATGAATTGGAAGCGATTGTAAAGAAATACCCGAACTCTTTAATTGCAACAACAGCTTGTATTGGTGGACAACTTGGTGGAAGAGTTCTTCAACTTATAAAAGCTGAAGCGGAAAATGATGAGAATGAGATATTCCGTTGTAAGCAGGATATTGACGATTTCATTCGTTGGAATATTGAGTTGTTTGGTGACGATTTCTACATTGAAGTTGCTGCAGGTCAGTCAAAAGACCAAGTGAAATTCAATAAGAGAGTCGGTGCAATTGCCAGAGCATATGGCGTTAAAATGGTAATCGGCTCAGACGCACATTATCTTACAGCAAATGAACGTCCACTTCATAAGGCTTATCTCAATTCCAAGGAAGGCGACCGAGAAGTAGATGAGTTCTACTTTGATGCCCATATGATGGACAATGATGAGGCATTTGGAAACTTACAGGTAGCTTTTACTGAGGAAGAGTTTATGAATATGTGCCGCGCCTCTATGGAAATCTATGATAAGATTGAGAGTTTCAGTCTTGAAAGAAGTTCAATTATTCCAGAAGTTAATGTAAAAGACTATCCTAAAGATATGGGATTATTCAATTTAATGACGGAGTATCCAGTTCTTAGAAGTTTGTTTGTTAGTGATGACATACAAGAAAGATATTGGGTCAATGAGTGTTTTAGTGCTCTTATAGATAAAAAACTTAATACGGGCGAATATCTTGATAGACTTGAAATTGAAGCAGATGTAATTAAAACAATCGGAGAAAAACTTAATGATTGTTTGTTTAAATACTTTAACACTTTCCAGCACTTCATTAACTTATTCTGGGATTGCGGCTCGATTGTTGGTCCCGGACGAGGTTCAGCAGTATGTTTCTTATCAAATTATTTGCTTGGTATAACTCAGCTTGATCCGTTGAAATGGGAATTGCCTTATTGGAGATTCTTGAATAAAGAACGTGTCGAGCTCCCCGATATTGATATTGACCTTTCTCCATCAAAGCGTAAAAAGATTTTCTCAGCGATTCGTAAGGAGCGCGGCGAGCTGAATGTTATTCAAGTTTGTACTTTCGGTACAGAAGGAACCCGTTCAGCTATAGCGGCCGCCGGCAGAGGTTATCGTTCAGAATTTTATCCGAATGGCTTGGAAGTTGAAACTACTCAGTATCTTAGTGGACTTATTCCGCAGGAGCGTGGTTTTTTATGGCCTATCCATGATGTTGTATATGGAAATCCTGAGAAGGGTAGGCAGCCAATCGGAGCATTTATTGCCGAAGTAGAGAAGTATCCCGGTCTTCTTGAGATTATTGAATCAATTGAAGGTCTGGTAAATAAACGTGGCCAGCACGCTTCTGGTGTCATCCTTTATAATGATAATCCATATGATACTGGCGCTATTATGAGAAGTCCGAATGGAGACCTTACAACCCAGTTCTCACTTCATGATGCTGAGGCAATGGGCGACGTTAAGTATGACTTCCTTGTAACTGAAATTTGTGATAAGATAACAACTTGTATCGAACTTATGCAGACTGACGGCATAGTCGAGAAAGAGTTATCTTTAAGAAAGATATATGATAAATATCTTCATCCTGCTGTACTAAATCTTGATGACAAGAGAATATGGACGGCTCTTGGAGAGGGAAACGTTCTCGATGTATTCCAGTTTAGTACTGGCGTTGGTCTTGCGACTGCAAAGCAGGTTAAGCCTCAAAATCCAACTGAAATGACTTCAGCAAATGCGATAATGAGACTTATGGGAGAAAAAGGAAAAGAAAGACCTCTTGACAGATATTGTCGTTTAAAAGTAGATATGGGACAATGGTATAAAGAAGTAAGAGATAGAGGACTTAGCGAAGAAGAGATTAAGATACTTGAACCATATTATCTTCCTGCTTATGGTGTTCCCGCCCTTCAAGAAGACCTGATGATGGTATGCATGGACGAAAAAATAGGACACTTCTCACTTAAAGAAGCTAACGCGGCGAGAAAAACAGTAGCTAAAAAACATATGGAAGAAATTCCTGCACTTCATGAAAAATTTGTCAGCCAGTGCCCGAATAGGAATTTTGGCGAATACGTGTGGGAAACAACGATGGGTCCGTAGATGGGATACGCCTTTGCCCGTCCGCATTCTCTTGCATACTCATTCGTTGGTATTCAAACATTATATTTAGCAACAAATTATCCTCAAATTTATTGGAATTGTGCTTGTCTAATAGTTAATGCCGGTGGAGCAGAACTTCTCGATGTGGATGACGTTGATACAGATGCAGAAGATGATAATACAACGAAGAAAAATAAGAGCGTTAACTATGGAAAGATAAGCGCCGCAATAGGAGAGTCTAAAACAAAAGGTATTACAGTTTTACCTCCGGATATAAATGAATCTGGTCTTATCTTTAAACCTGAATTAAAGAAGAATGCAATTGTTTATGGTATGAAGGGTATTAATAGAATAGGTACTCAACTTGTATATGAAATTTTTAACAATCGTCCTTATACTAATATCGAAGATTTCTTGTCTAAAGTCAAAGTAAATAAATTACAAATGTTCTCTCTTATTAAAGCCGGTACATTTGATGAATTATATAATGGTAATAGACGTTTAGCAATGGTTGAATATGCTAATAGCGTATCTGATAAAAAGAAGAGAATTACATTACAGAATATGCAGATGTTAATTGCAAAAAATATGATACCAGAAGAATTAACATTTGAGAAAAAGTTATTTAACTTCAATAAGTATTTGAAGAACTCTAAGGACGGAATTTACTACTATCTTGATGAAATAGCAATGCCGTTCTTTGAAACAAATTATGATACTGCAAAAATCGAGGAAATTATTGTAACGAATGACGGCCCGCAAGGTAAGATTAAACAGACAGTATGGGATAACATATATAAGAAAGGTATGGACCCGGTAAGAGATTGGATGAAAGCAAATCAGCAGGAAATTCTTGATGAACTTAATAATCGCTTATACGAAGAGACTTGGAATAAGTATTGCGGCGGTTCTGAAGCCGATTGGGAAATGGATAGTTTAGGTTTCTATTATCATGAACATCCTCTTGCTAAATTGAATGGCGATATTTATAGTATTATAGATTTCAATTCTCTTTCTCCTGAGCCAGAAGTAGATAGATGTTTTACTACAAAAGATGGTTCAGAAATTAAGATGTTCAAAATATCTCGTATTGCAGGAACAGTAATTGATAAAGATAAAAATAAGAGTTCAGTAATATTATTAACTCCAACTGGCGTAGTAACCGTTAAAGTTTGGAAAAATCAGTTCGCAGCTTGGGATAAACAGATTTCTGAACGTGGAGCCGATGGAGTAAAACACGTAGTTGAAAAATCTTGGTTCTGCCGCGGCAACAAATTGATTATAACTGGTATAAGACGTGATGACACATTTATTCCAAAAAAGTATAAAAATACTGAATTCGACATTTTTGAAAAGATATTGGCAATAGACGATAAAGGTTTTATTACAGAGTCCTTAACTGAAAGACCAGAGGTGAATGAATAATGGCTACGATTGGTTTGTATGATATAGATTTGTGGCACCGTGGAAAAGCGGTGCCCAATCTTGAATTAATGCAATATTATAATTACTATCATAAAAATAATCATCGAGTTTTATTGATGAAGCCTACTGACTAGGAAGAGCAATTTACTAAAATTATTTACTTTAAAGAAAATCCTAACGTTATGCTACCAAAAACTATAAGTGTTTATGGTGATAAAAAATCATTTACAGGCTATGGATTTTATAAACAAAACGAAAAATTACCTCCAGAAATTCGTGATTGTCCTCCCTTATATGATTTATATAATCCTTGGGTTAATAAGCTAAGTATTCCGATAAATGAATATGAGAAGATGCGTAGAAATAGTTATATTCGCATTGAGACAGAAAATTATGTTGATTTAAAACCAGAGGCTAATATTATTTTTATAGCAGACAGAGAGCCTTTTGTCTTAAAAAATGCTTTCGATTTCTTTTAGGATAATAAAGAAAAATATTTTCATTTTTTACATTCGCCAATTTTTAATGATGAGCAGACGGCCATTAAATTTATGCGTTTTAACAATCTTTTTAATAAGAATTGTATAATAAATTTCCATTGCTCCGAAGATTTTTTCTATGAATATTATAAAGAAGTAATATTTAAATTAGATAAATTTGAAGGAGAGAGTGAGTTATAGTATTAGGTTAGATTAACTAAAATCGCTTTATGGTATAAAAACAATCACATTGCATTGAGATTTCCTTATAATGTTAAATATTCTGCTTTTACGGAATTTATAATCAAATGGGCTAAAGACAATAGCACTACAGAGTCTTTCTCTCTTTATTATCAGAACTCAAGCAATATAAAGAAAGAAATTGATAAACAACCAACAGAATTACGGTTATTATTAAAACAAAATCCTAAAACAATTACTCGTCAAAATCTTGACTTAAGAACATCTTTATGATATAATTAGATAATAAATAAGGAGGGATATTAATGGTTAATAAAGATTATAAAGAAGTTTGTTTCTCTCTAAAAGAAAAAGAAGAAAAACTTGCTTAGATAGGCATGGACACTTTTGTTTTTAACCCCGAAATTAATTCTTTAATAGAAGAAATTTCTGAGTTGTCTGAATTAAAAAAGAAAATGGAACAAGAGATGGAGGATACGAAATGAAAGAAGTAGAAAATAGAATTGAAATATTCGATGAGAATGGAAAATTAAAACCAAAGGAGCAATTTATCCAAGACGTCGAAAAAGCTTATGATTCAATGTCTGAGTCTCTTGAAAGCAAAAATCAATTGCCAGATACCTATTTTGGAATATTAACAAGCCCTGATTGTCAGATTGATGTAGAAGCTACGCTCGAAACATTTGATTTTACAGAAAGGACAATCTACTTAACAGAGGAAATAAAACCAGAACTCGCAGTTAGTATTTTCGAAATCATACGTTTTTGGAATAAAGTAGATAAAGAAGACGAAATCCCCGTTGAAGAAAGAGAACCTATTAAAATATATATCAATACTCCTGGCGGTGACCTTGACGGCGTTTTAAGTATAATTAGTGCAATTCAAGCATCTGTAACTCCAGTATATACTTATAATATTGGTACTGCTTATAGTGGTGGTTTCTTTATTTGTATTGCCGGACATAAGAGATTTGCTCTTTCGCATACATCTTTTATGTTTCATGAAGGGGCTGCAATGGATGGCGGGGACGCACATAAGTTTTTCCAGCATGTAGATTTTTATAGGTATCAACTTACAAGACTAAAGGCTCATGTTCTTAATTGTACTAAAATTACAAGTGATATTTATGAAGAGCATAAAAAAGACGACTGGTTTTTAGACCAAGACGATGCCAGAAAATTTGGCGTAATTGATGAAGTTATTGATAAATTATGATAAAGGAGGCCAAATAAAATGAAGATGGATTTAACCAAGAAATTTAATGACCTATTCTCAGTAGGCGGAAATGAATAGATTTTTGATTAGTTCGCAGGACTTATTGACTTATCAGATTCAGATTTTGACCGTATATATCCTTCTATGAAAGAAAGACTTAGTTCTCTCTTTAGTAGTGAATAGTTTCAAAGCGATGTATTAACTAATTTGCGACTTGTAGGTCACGGTTCAATTGAAGATGAACGCGCTGCAGCGGAAGAAGTTCTTAGCGATATTGAAAATGATGATACGTTAAGTGAAAATAAAAAAGATATACTTAAAACAATAATTGAAGGTTCTGTAATTTCTATCATTAAAATGATTGAAGTGCCTAGAGAAAGAATTAAGGTTGAAATTAAAAAGTTAGATGAATCCGCTATTATTCCTGAGTATGCACATAAAACTGATGCAGGAGCAGACGTATTTGCTTTAGAAGAAACACTAATTAAGCCACACGAAACAGTGCTTGTTAAAACTGGGATTGCCGTTGCTATTCCAGTTGGATATGAGATACAAGTACGTCCTCGCTCTGGTCTTAGCTTAAAGTCAACTTTAAGAATTGCTAATGCACCAGGCACTATTGACTCAGATTATCGTGGAGAAATATGCGTTATTATGACAAATACTGGAAATCTTTCTTATACAATTAATAAGGGAGACAAAATAGCTCAGTTAGTTATTGCTCCAGTACCAATGATTGATTGGGTAGAAGTAAAAGAACTTTCAACCACTGAAAGGGGAGAAGGCGGCTTCGGTTCAACTGATAAGAAGTGATGCTTTGTGGCAGGAAAACTTAAATATGAAGATGTAAAGTAGGACATAGAGAAAAATGGTTGGCACTTAGTGTCAACCGACTATGTTAATTTAAAAACAGATTTAGAATTAAAGTGCCCAGAGGGGCATCTTAATTATGTGTCCTATGAGAAGTGGCGCCGCGGCACCTATGAATGTCCAATATGTAAATAGAACGAATATAAATGCGAAGATAACATAGCAGTAAAAAAAGACGGATTTAGAGTGCTTGCTTTTGATTAGGCCTCAATTACTTCTGGTTGGTCAGTATTTGATAATCAAAAATTAATTAAATATGGACATTGGACTTCAAATGGGAGTCATAGCACTGAAAGAATTGCTTAGACTAAATAGTGGATGGTTTCAATGATAAAGAAGTGGAATCCAGACAAAATTATACTTGAGGATATACAATTACAGACTTATAAGAAAAATCCGTCAGAAGTAACTGAAATGATAATAACTTTTAAAAAATTAGCTCACTTACAAGGAGTACTTAAAAACTATTGCTATGAAAGTGGGTTGCTCTATAAGGTAGTACCTCCATCAACTTGGAGACATTATTCAGAAGTAAAAGGAAATAGTAGAACAGACCAAAAACGAAGTGCTCAATTAATTGTAAAACAATTGTATGATATAAGCGTTTCTTAGGATGAAGCCGATGCTATATTAATTGGACGATGGGCGGCACATGACCAGAAAACAAATGAAATTATTATGTTCTAAAAAAAAGGGAGTATTCTTAATAAGAATACTCCTTTTATTTTACTTGATATACACACCATATGTACCGCTCCGAGGGGTCAAAAGTATCATAACAAACGCCATCAATTACACAAGTAATATGACCGCTCATAGTAATCAGCCAACGCCCCGGCAGCTGTAATTCTAAAAAATCCTTTAATTGAACGATCCTATTTTTAGGACAATATTTTTTATATCGTTCTGCTAAATACTGATCAATAAATTCTATCTCCGAAAAAGTGATTGCTTGTTCTTGAGCAAAAACAGAAAGCTCTTCATAAGTCTAATCCCAAGTCTAATTTTTAGCCAATGATATAGCTCTTACACTACAATCATTTACGTGTCGACCCAAAGGATTAGCATTATAATATTTATACATTAAATTTTCTTAATTTTGTCGACATAACGTCTAACAATTTCCTTTTCTTTAGAAGTGTCAGCAATATCCATTAAAGATTCAACGAAGCTAACTATTGCGCCCATAGTCATTTCGATTCCTTGAACCATACGTTCATCAGAATCTCCATCTCGATAACGACTACGTCCTTCATTATAATCTTCCATACCTTCTCTCATCCTTCTAAGATACCTCTCACTTCTCTCATCAATTGGATAGTGACCATAATTATCATTGTAACGACCCATGCTATCTCTGCTGCGGCCACGAGCATCATAGTCGTCATATCTAGAGTAAGAGTCCCTATAGGAACCTCTGCCGCCTCTTGCATCATACATGGTATTTTCACCTCCTTCCTCTTTCTCACAAATTTCAACAATATCTTTATAAATATCGACTAATTTATTTGTTGTTTCTAAATTAGAAGAAGTTAAACCTTTTTCTGCAATGGTATCCAATTCTTTCTTAACTTTATTTTTTAATTCTTTCATCATCCATTCTCCCCTCCTGCTGGTGCTGCATCAGTAGCTGGAATAGGCAGAGCTGGCGCCGCAGCGCCATTTCTGCAACAATTACAATTTATATTTCCTAATAATTTAAAAACGCCTTCTCCAATGTTAGTAAAGACTTTTGTTGCATATCTTGTTCTTGTTGAAATAGAGCAAGCTTGCACATTAGTACAATTATTATTTACTAAAGGATATGTTGTAGTTGTATCTCCACCTATTGTTATTGCTACATCTGCAGCAATGGTTGTTTCAACTGGAATATCCTATGCAATTACTATACAATATTTTTCTCCATTTTTATATGAGCCTGCGGGCAAATCAATTAATAAGGCCCCATCTGCAAAAGTTACGCTCTAAGAGAAAACTAAACGTTTACATAAGCATCCTACATTTGAGCAACTCATTACTGCTCACTTCCTCAAAAATTGCCGCATCCGCAAGCATTTACGCCATTGTAGTTTAATGACTGATAAGGAGAATTAACCAGCCAAGCCGGTTTAGCAATTGGCTAAAGCTGATTAATAATCGCATCCGTTTGTGCAGCTTGTGAAATCTGGAATTTAGCATTCTGAAGTTCAGTTCTAAGTTCATCCATTTTACTATTGTTCATATAATCAATGAGTCTATCTCCGACATGATCAATGGCAGCAATTGTCTGAGCCTAATTCTAAGCCATTGCATACCTGATATTTTCTTGACCGCGCTCAATATCACAAGCATTCGATGCGATTGCTGTACCAATAGTGTTGAAGCCAGTCTGATTATTGAAATTGGATTGCATAATAGCTTCGCGATTATCGCAGCAGCAACTAGCAAGAGCAGACTATACATTATTAAAACCGTTACATAAAGCGCTAGCAAGAGTATTTACGCCCTAATTTACAGTATTATTTACTCCATTAAATCCCTAGCAGGTCTGAAGTGCTGCCTAACCGAAACTTGTCTGAACTGCTGTTCCTAAATTAGTAGTAGCTAAATTATTTGTATAGAAGCCATTTGTTACTGCTTCATGAGTTGCTCTAATTCCATTATCAAGAGAACTGAAATTAAAAGCGTCAGTCATACCCTATGCAGTTGCAGGGGTGCAACAAGGATTCCATCCACCAAAATCTCCACTTCCAGTTGGAACTACTACTGTGTTTGTGCCGCCATTGCCACCATTATTCCAGCCGCGGCCGCCCATTAAAAATAGAATAAGAACAATAATCCACCAGCCTGAGCCACCAAAATCTCCAAAGCCGCCGTTATTGTTTCCACCATTACGAAGCGCAAGCGCATCCGCAACTGTTAAACCTTTTTCTTCCATTAATATACCTCCAAAATATTATATTATCATCGCTAATTATTTCATCATGTCAAAAAATGAATTTAACTCTTGCTTTAAATCCAGTCCTTGCTAAGCAAATAAAACATTAGCGAGATTAAACAATGATTCATTATCTCCCCTTTGTGCTAGCGTCACGAGCTAGGTGATATTGGGGTCTACTATATTATTATTCTATATCATTGCCATAGCCACAGATTGCGCATCACGACCACGCATCAGCTAAGCAATTTGTTGTAAATTCTACATCATATATTAAATTCACCTTCCTTTTTCTTACTCTTCAAAGCAGCTTCAAGCTTTTCAATTCTCTGAATACATTCTGAAATTTGGGCATTTGAAACGTCTTCTTTCTTATTTTCATTGGGTTCTGATTCATTAGAGAAAGGCATTATCTTATAAGGATAAAATAATGGGTTTCCATTTTGCATTGTTTTAATAAACATTACATTTTCGGGCATACATAAAGCAACTGAAATCCCCGCTCCTACTGGAACATTGGCCACTTCCAAAGAAGAATTAATGTTATATACATTACCTTGTGGCTAAGGGAAAAGTGGCTATATAGATTGCTAAGGAACCTATGCTGGTATGCCATAAGATGAATTTTGCTGGGTTGTGTTATAACCATAAGCCATTTTCATCACCTCCATATTTTCTTACATCTAAAAGTAAGAAAAACATGATTTTTTATGTAAAACAAAAGACTCGCTCAAAAAGTTCTATGTTTTAAACAAAACTTTTGAGCGAGTCTATTTTATTTTTTGTTAAAATTTGATAAAAGAATCAAAAGCTTCTAATTCATTAAATGTTAAATCAAGAGGTTCAAGTTCTTCTATCGTAAAATATATATCGGGAACTTGAATTTGAATTGCATTAATTTCTTGAACTAATTTGCTACACTCTTCGGCTTTGGTTTCATCAATCTAATATCCACCATTTTTATTAGTAATAAATTGTCCATTTTCGTCTTTAACGCAATATTCTTTTAGAGCTTCGAGTTGCTTTAAATATATTTCCTCTTCTTCTGCAATTGCTTTTTTCATTTTTAATAATTTATATTGAGTATTAATATTGAATTTTAATTCTGAAATTCGAGAAAATACATTTGTTAAAATAGGTAAATCAGTCCTTTTAATAATCATTAAATGCCTCCTTTATACCCAAGCTCTTGGTGGGAAATAACCTGTATTTCCACAGCAGCCGCTCAGATCAGTTGTATTGCCATTCTTTATATGACTTTCTACTTCTAAAGATAATATTTTATTAGATAAACTCTGTTCAACTGAAGGTGTACACTCCGGATAGCCTAAGCCTGCATATCCATAATTAAAAAATGGCGCATAACTTACTAATGGGATGTATTCAGATAAAATACCATATGCGCCAGGATGAATAAAATTATTAGAAACTAATTCCAGTAATTTAGCACGTATTTCCGGTGTGGCCCTAGATTCCAAAGATTGCTCATTAAAACCTGTAAATCCACCCGTATTTAAAATTTCCATTAAACTGGTTGTCGGATAAAATATACATCTTGCTCTTAATAGCTTTCCATAAATAGCGACACAGTTAATTAAAAAATCAGATATATCTGCATTTGCATATCCTATTGTCTCTCTAATTGATAAAGCAGTAATTATATTCATCATATAATCATGAGAATATTGTCCATTATTAGTAATCTAATTTTCACTTATAATAGTATTATAATATTCATTTGGGACATTGTGCATCTAAAACAATTCTGTATCATCTTCAGTGACTCCATCTATATTCATCCAAGTAAGGACTGGAGATTCACAAAAAATAGCATAATTATAATTATCTCCTACGGTTCTGTCTCCCGAATCAAAATGAATTATTTTATTACAATACTTACCATAAGCTTTAGTATTTGTTTTCATTTTAGCTTGAGTTTCTAAATGTAAATGTACGAATACTCCGCCATAGCCATCATCAGTATTACCACTCGCTCCCATTCCACCAATAATCTATCCTTTTCTAACTTTATCCCCAGGTTTTAATAGAGGATAATGTCTATATTCCTATTCATTTGGATTAACCATATGACAATATAAAAATTGAAGTTCTCTATCTAAAATATTATTCATTATAGATGCAGTGCCCTCAGCTTTAATTGTTACACTATTTCCTCCTCTATTAGTAAGAGATTTTTCTGCTGAACCAGTATTATATGTCGATGTTAATACAGTTCCATCACACAAAGAATAAATTGGTGTTCCTATCGTGTCCATTTTTGTTGTAATATTTGATGGCAAAGATAAGTCAACTGCTCCATAGCCATGTCCCTCATAAGTATTAATAACTGTTTCTAATGCCTTCATACCAAAAGGATGGCAGAAATAATATTTATTATCTTTCAAAGGGAAGTTAGTAGTAATTAAATAATCGCCATCTAAATTTCCATCAAAACCTGGCTATCTAGTAGTTTTTGAATACTACCATATATCTGGCTCTCTTCCCCATACCAATGGAGGGGTTGAATAATCCCAGGCTGCAGCCCATATATAACAATCAGTGAAATCATCTTTATTTAACCAAACAGGGAAAAAACTAGCGCTGCTGTAAATGCCATATGAAGAAATACCCTATAGAGATAATTCATCTAAAAAAGCACGAACTATTCCATTTACTGTATATCCTTTATACGGACCCGGATAAAGAACTCCTTCGTATCCTGCTCCTTGACTTCCCTCTACGTCATAAAAAATAGGCAAAGTGAAATTTTTCCCCTTGACTAAAGAGGCACATAATTGTGCCTCTTTTTTAGCCTCCTCATTTGAACGTGCACGTCCATAAAAATAAGCTCCCAATGTTATATTGTAATTAGAGCAGTTTTTATAATGAGTCTCAAACAAGGGATCAGAATAATTCTTTTCTCCACATTTCATTATTATAAAATCAACATTTTTACATAGGACAGAATAATCAACAGAATTTTGATAGAAACTTATATCTATTCCTTTTGGATAATTCATTAAGTATCACCACCAGAATCTTCATTACCTGGGTCATATAAACCATAAGACTAAGTAGAGCTGCCACCACCAATAACGCCGCCAGTAGTTGAATTCTAAAAAGATAAGTTAATTTTGCTTTCATTACCTAAAACCTAATTATCAAATTTAACCTTAAGGTAACTACTTGCGCTAGAAGGCTAATATTGAACTTCTCCTTCTCTCAATAGTTTATAAATAATTGCGTAAAAATCGCCCCAGGTCTTTCCGGACATCATGCCATCTATAACCTGCTTAACTGTATAGGAATGCTATACACCACCTTCTGTGTAATATAAAATTTGCTCTGGAGAAGCGGATTCGTCTGGTAAATAGTTTACCTCTCCACCCTCAAGAGTCTCAACAATAGCGATAGCAGAATTTAATTCATGTCTATGCGCTCCAACTGTTGTTCCAGCTATTGTAAGTGAATCAAATAAACTTTTTCCGTCTTTCTGATTGAAGAACCTATCAAAATCAATAGAAATCTTTTCTCCTTTTTCATCTCTTATTGCAGATAACAATGGCTAATTTACTTCAATATAATTAGGTATCATAGATGCATAGTTATCCCATTCAACCGTATTTCCATCTTCGTCTACTGCTGAAATGAAACCACCTATATATAAAGCACCATTCTTTTTTATTGAGAGGAAGTTTCTTACTGAACGGCCGCTTTCATAGTTTTCGTCTCCAGCAACACATAATAATCGTTCATTTTTATTAGCTAATGCAGACCTTTCCTTCGCGAGAGTATTGTTAAGATATAAAGCCACCTAAGAGGTAACGCCACTTGATGAATCAGTAACTTCTTCGGAATTTTCTTCTCTGATACCCCAATAATTAAAATCTTCCGTATTAACATAGAATAAACCTAAAGTCTATTCAATAACATCACTCGTCGAGCCAGTAACATCAAATACATTATTTAATTCAATTCTCTCCGTAATACCACTAAAAGTCAATGCTGCATCATCATATCTTGTTAATAAAAATGCAGTTTCATTTAATTTATATTTGGTATCAATTATATAATTTACAGAGTTAAAATTCACTTCTCTTATGTCATCAAGCTAATTAATAATTGTATAAGAATAATCATTCATGTTGATAGATACTTTACTTACATTATAAGATGTTCCATTTATAACAAAATAATGGTTTACGCCATTAATATCAATTATTCCTTGCTGCTCTAAGGAATTTGGTAAAATAACTATAGAATATTGTTCACCATCGCTATAAATGACTTGAAATAGATTAGCAGAATAATTGAGGTCTATTTCATTTAATACTAACTAAATATATAATTCATATTCGCAATTTGCTTTTAAATCATTTGCATTAATTATTTTATAAATGGTCTAAGAGTCTTGATATCCAATATCTGAATTAAATGTGACTGGAACGATTTCTCTTGTATCTTTATAAGAAGGAATATTAACACTCTCAATCTTATATCCCTTGCTATATTTATATCTAATATCTGAGGGTGTGCCGCCAGGAGTAATATTATCTGATACATACATTTCTCCTATTAAATAAATTTTTGCGCTCTCATCCTCGACTGTAATATCATTTGATGTAGCAGAAGAATAAAAGATTGGCTGACCTTTATTATTATACAAGTAAAAACCTATATCTTCTCCCTAAGAAGTTTCTGTATTTATCTTTCCTCCAGTTGTACCTCCAGAATCTCCATTAAAACTATAACCAGCTCTTAATCTAATCTTACCATCTTCAACAAGAGATAAACCATATCTATTAAATAAAGCGTAGTCATTAAAGCTAATGTTATTACTATCTGCTTGCGGTTCTCTAAAAGCTGTAATACCACCAGTATCCCAGAAGAAGTATAAATAATTATTATCTACAATTCTTATCTTTCCGGCATCAAGGGTACCGGTATTAATATAATCAGCATTGATGCCGCCGGGACCAACTCCGACATCCCAGGTCTAACCACCATTAG